AGTCGGGCCGCCTGGACACCATGGCAGAATTGATCCGTAAGGTAAACGAAACAGGCAACACACTGGTGCTAGTGGATAGGGTGGCCGCAGGCAATGCCTTGGTAGAGCGCCTGGGTGATCGTGCTGTGTTTGTAAGCGGAGCGACCAAGGCAAAAGACAGACAAGATGAATATGATGAAGTTGCAGACAGTGTTGATAAGATTATTGTGGCTACCTATGGTGTTGCCGCTGTGGGTATTAATATCCCTAGGATTTTTAATTTGGTTCTTATTGAACCCGGCAAAAGTTTTGTCCGTGTTATCCAAAGCATTGGACGCGGCATAAGAAAAGCAGAAGACAAAGATCATGTGCAAATTTGGGACATCACCAGTACTTGCAAGTTTGCCAAGCGACACCTGACCAAACGCAAACAGTTCTACAAGGAAGCCAACTATCCTTTCTCAGCAGAGAAATTGGAATGGATGAAGATAGCATAATGAAAAGACTTGACAAAGCATCTTAATATCTATATAATATTACTATGAGAATACTAACACTGGACAACACCTACTACGACCTAAATCAATTGCCCGAAGAAGTTGATGACATGCGTTTTGCTATCTTGGACAATTCAAATCCAGCAGACCCAGACTATCATTTTATTCCCTTGATCTTTTTAGAATCGTTTAACTCGCCTGCCCTGGTATTGCGAATAGGAACACAAACTCTCAAAATGCCCATGGACTGGCAGATCCTTATTGGAGAACCTGACATTGGCGACCTGGAAGTGTTACCACTAACATCAATCAACGACAGAGGCTTTAGAGTATTTCAATTCAATCCACTCAGCAGTTACAGACCCAGTTTCCCTGACATTGAAATCTTAGATGTGTATCACGAAGTCAACTGGTATGCACCCAAACTCAAGAACGGTCAGATGTTGGCCGTGCCCATAAACGACGAACCCGAACCCGACTGTGTGTACTTTGTGAAAGATGTCAGCCGCAACTGTGAGATTGTGGACTACAACAAGGCCTGGTAATGGGAACGCTCAAGCCAGACACCAAGTACATATATGAACGTGCTAATGGTGTGATCTATGCCCGTGAGTTTGGCGCTGATCCTAGCACCAGATTTGAAGTGGGATACGAGTATGATCCTGTAACAGGACACCGGATAGATCACGACGAAAGAACTGCAGATGGTAGGCCATTGTTTGAGCACATGCAAGAAAATAAAATGTGGGGAGAGATACGCCGGGCCGCACAGACCAATCCCACTTTACAAGACGCACTAGAACATGCTATAATGATCTATCGACTGACCAAAACTAATGAGTGAAGTATACTGCAAAGCCCCTTGGGTATCAGCCAGTTATATGCCTGGTGGTAAGTTTGCTCCTTGTTGTCAATGGGCAGGTGATTATTTTGATTCACAACAAGAAATAGTTGACCAAGTTGGTGGTGCATTTTTAGCAGGCCAAGTACCCAAAGAGTGTGATAAATCTTGTCCCAGCACTAGCAAACACGGTTGGCGTAACATGTTTCGGCACTACGATACCGACTACAAGAACAATGTTATACAATTTTTAGATTTTAGAAACAACAATCTGTGCAATCTAAAATGCCGTAGTTGTAGTCCTATGTTTAGCACCAGTTGGAGTTCAGAAGCCAAACGTTTGATCATAAACGAATATGATTCAAGCACCCTGGATAAAATTGATTTGAGTCAATGCCAGCAGGTATATTTTGCTGGCGGTGAGCCCTTGATGAATCCCCAACATTATGAAGTGTTGCGGATGCTGATTGCACAAAACACTCGACCCCGACTGATGTACAGTAGCAACATGACTGTGGTTGGCTATAAAGATCAAATAGTTGCAGATTTATGGCAACACTTTGATGGGATCAATCTGCATGCCAGCATTGATGCTGTGGGCAAATATGCAGAGATTGTTCGTAGTGGCACCGACTGGGCCACAGTGGAAACTAATATCAAATGGGCACGTGAACTGCCAAACGTCACTCTCAAAATTGCACCGGTAATAAGTGCCATCAACATATGGTGGCTAAAAGATTTATTTGATTACTTTGATTGGGTAAACATAACTGATTTTGAACCGGTCTTGGCCAATCCGGATAGTGTGTTAGGAATCGGGTGTATACCTGCTCAATATCGGCCCCCGTTGATTGCCATTCTTGAACAAAGTAAATTTAAAACCAAGTATAATATAGCACGAGCCATACAAATTTTGCATAAACCTGTAATGACCACACATTGGTACCAGTTCTTGACACAACAGTTGGTGTTGGATAATTACAGAAACGAGCACTGGTACGACAACCTACCAATCAAGCACGACATCTATGCAGAGTCGTTACAACTCGAATCACAGGCCAAAATATGAGTGACAAACTAAACATTGCCAATGAGATGCGACAATTTGATCGTAAGAATAGATCATTTTACGATGAACTCACACCTGAAGAAAAGAAAAAGTTTTCAAACTATCTCATGATACGTTGGGGATCGGCTGTGGACGGCAATCGCGAATTGCAAGAATACTATGTACAAAGTTGTAACCACTATCTCAACAAACATTTCTTTAATGTGGGCCGCCACCCCAAACTGCAATGGCTCATGGCCACAAGTGTAAGTCCTGGTCTAGGAACACCAAGGCATCCATGGATTGCGCCACGCAAGAAAGAAGCAGGACTGTCAGCCAAACGCAAGGCATTGGCAGCCATGTATCCCACATACAAAGATGACGAGATAGATGTCATGTGTGCAATAACAACCCAAAAAGAAATTGACGAATACAATCGTCACGCAGGACAGGACAAAAAATGAATCTAGTGGTCAACGGTTGCAGTTATATGGCATCGTATGCTGAGGGGCAAGGGCATGTTGATTTGGCTCAACAGTTGGGACTAGACAATCCTGCAAGTCTTGCCATTGGTGGTAGTGCAAACAGTCGCATACTAAGAACCACACTCAAACACAGTTACACAGCATCGCCAACATTTTACATACTAGGAATGACGTTTGTGTCAAGACTTGAAATACCAATTTGCGAACCAGAAAATGAATTTGAAGGCAGATGGGTCAATCCTCAAAATCAAGAGTTTAGGCCACGCTGGCAACACGGCTGGGAACAAGTCGATTCGAATCAATTTGTGGAAACCAAACTCAAGAGTGAAGTGTTTAGTATTTTAGATCGCACTGAAGATTTGATGTATCGCATGCTCGCAACAATTACTGATTTGAAAAGCCGTGGGCACCGAGTGTTGATGTTTCAGCAAGCAGATAACTTGTACCAGGATCATTTAGATGATCCTAGACTAAAATTGTGTCACCGTCCTGAAATTATCAACGGATTCAAATGGCGAGCCATTGCCTGGCAGCATGAACAAAAGGTTCAGCCCACGAATTATGCTCCGGGGTCACAGTATGTGCCAGCAGATATGACACATCCAGAAATCGGCCATCATGCGTTGATTAACGACTATTTGACAAACTACATCCAGGAGCATAAAATATTAGCATGAGTTTTGTGTGCGAGTATTGCAAAAAAACTTTTATTAAAGAAACGTCATTCATGGTGCATTCCTGCGAGCCCAAACGCAGGCGACTAGCAAAGGATGAAGCAGGAGTACGTATGGGATTCCAGGCCTACATCCGGTTCTATGAAACCATGCAAGGATCGGCCCGGAACAAAACACACGATGACTTTTGTGACTCACCTTATTACAGAGCATTTGTCAAGTTTGGCAACTACTGTGTGAACACCCATGTTATCGCACCCCCACGTTTCATGACCTGGTTGTTGAAAGCACAAAAGAAAATTGATCACTGGTGCAGTGACAAGGTGTATACAGAGTACCTGATAGAATACCTGCGTGTGGAAGCAGTGGATGATGCACTAGCCCGTGCAATAGAACACAGCATGCGTTGGGCAGAAGAAACTGGCAATCCGCCACATGATTGGATGCGATATGGCAACACCAATAGTCTATGTTATGCTGTCACAGCCGGACGCATCTCACCCTGGGTGATTTACAATTCAGAATCAGGACAAAAGTTTCTAAGCGAACTCAGTACTGAACAAGTGGCCATGGTGTGGTCTTATATTGATTCGGACGCCTGGCAAAAGAAATTTTCAAACTACCCAGCAGACCAAGAGTACGTGAAAGATATATTGAACAAGGCAGGATGGTAATGAGCGCAGACATCGACATTGACTTTGCCGACAGAGAAACTGTGTTGAAACTGATTCAACACACACCAGCACGACAAAGCAATGGTCGGAAACACAACTCAGGGGTGTATGTCACCAACATACCACGTGATCCTTTTAATAATTGTGCATCCTTGGATTATGAAACTGCTGAACAGCGTGGATACTTTAAACTGGACTTTTTGAATATGAGTGTGTATCAGTTGGTTCGAGACCCTGCACACTATGAAGCAATGCTCACCGCCACGCCACCTTGGGAAAGACTGTGGACTGATCATGCCTGGGCCAGCCAACTGGCACACGTGGGCAACTATACAGATTTGCTACGAGTGATGAAGCCAGATTCAATACCCAGGATGGCTGCCTTTATATCTGTTATTCGTCCAGGCAAGGCACACTTGCAAACACGCCCTTGGTCAGAAGTTTTTGCCAACGTATGGGACGGGGACGAATCTCGAGGCTATACATTTAAGAAAAGCCACGCAGTTTCCTACGCGGCTCTGGTGGCCCTGCACATGAACTTGCTTAGTTCATCCGTCTCACAAGAGTAATTGATTTTCTCTTAGACTTCTTGCGTACTATATCCAGCAAACTGCAAGCAGGACCGTGCAGAATTTCGAGATCTTTGTTGACAAAAGTACGTAGGGTATAACGGAACTGTTCCCAGTCTCGGCGTAAAAAGATGTTTATGGGAATAGATCTATTGCTTTCCCACCACCAAGTGCTGGCCAATTCTAGGAATAACATCTTGGATTCCTGGTCCAAGATACTACCGAAGTCGTAGATGGTCGTGACAATATCGTCCCTGTTTTGTACCACACCCAGATATTCTGCATTGGCATAAACGCACAATGTCATAAAAGGATATTTTTCTGTCAATTTTTCAAAAATATTATTACCCATAAATACTGTTTCGAGGATCCTATGTATTCTACAACCGTTTACTTATACCAACAAATCGTCCGTGTACTTTTGATAGACACCAGTGGCGGTTATTTTACAAAGAGGTACGACCCAGTGTACGCAAAACAACTAACCATCAACAAGGGAGTGGACAATGTTCTGCTCTTTGAATTTATCAA